AATAGCAAACATCGTGCCAAAGTTTCTGGGGAAAAAATTCCCCAGATTCTTGCGCCACATCGGTTAACCTACGAACCTGCCACTACTTTTCAAAAAAATCTAGATATAAATAAATAACTCCGCTCCGCACCACCAACTTTAACTATAAAAATCCAGTAAATCCGGTTTACCTGCTGCTTCGGGCAAATGGTTTAGCATACCGGTTTGGGAACGATGCTTATAACTTTTTATAGCGGCGGATTCATTTTTACCAGCTCCTTCCTTACAGGGGCTGGTTTTTTTATGCTCAATCCAATCTACAAAAAGTTACTGTAATCTACACAAAAAGTTATCCACATTGTGTGCGAAACTAAATTTGGATTGTGCGAAATATGTCGTAGATTCGCATGTGTGCGTACCTCTATTATATATCCAAAGACCCTCTCCGAGCTACGTAAAGGCACTCGGCGAATCATACACCAGGGTGGTCAGTACTCCGGAAAGACCGTCAATATACTTGGCGCACTGGCGACATTATGTTGCGAAGAAACAGAGGGAATCACGACAGTTACGTCTATGTCCTTCCCGCATTTGAAGGGTGGAGCATTAAGAGACTTTGAATTGTATGTTTACCCTTCATTCAAGGCGGCAATAAAGTCTTATAACAAGACAGACCATGTCTTTTACTTTAAAAGCGGCAGTTCACTTGAATTTCGAGTGTTTGAAAATGAAATGGCTGCGCGCGGTCATAAAAGAAAGAGGTTGTTTGTTAATGAGGCGAATAGTTTTAGTCCGCTGGTCTTTTTTCAGCTGGATAGTCGTTCAGACCAAACAATTATAGATTACAATCCTTCGATACGGTTCTTTGCCCATAGTGACTTGATTGGATTGCCGGGAAACATAACATTCTACTCCGACCATAGGCACAATCCATTTATAAGCGACTCGAAACATAGGGAAATAGAGCAGATTTGCACTTTTGCTTATGATGAGAATGGGAAGCAGATATTAAAGGATAACGGTGAGCCGGTTGTTACAAGAGGCGATTATGAACTTTGGAAAGTATATGCTCGTGGATTAACAGGCAACATTACCGGAGTTATTTTCCCTGACTGGGAAGTGATAGATGACGAAGATTTTCCTTTTGAGGAAGAAGCCGTTTACTCGATTGATTTCGGTTATACAGTTGACCCTACAGCTATAATGAAACAAGTCAAGGTCGGCGAGACATTATTCGTGAAAGAACTAGCATATGAGCCAGGATTACCTCCAATTGTTATTCAGCAAATATTAAGAGGCAATGGCTTCAATATAGACAATGATGTTTTATTCTGCGAACACGACCCTGATATGGTAAAGCAATTGCGGTCTAAGTGCGGAATAAGTTGCCAATTAGCAAGGAAAGGGCCAGGTTCTATAAAGGCCGGTATTGATTTGCTAAAACGCTTCAAAGTCAAGTACACAAGTTCTAGTCAAAACCTGCATAGAGAAAGAGGCTTGTACGTTTGGGACAAGGAGAAAGACACAGGCCGAATGTTAAATACTCCAATAGAAAAGCATAATCATACTTTTGATGCTATCCGTTATGGGACCTATACTAAATACCTAAGGGCTGCATAATGAATTTAATAAAGTTAGCTTTACGAAGCGCTATTACTCCCTGGCAACGTCCTAGTTTGTTTGGTAGTGTAGGCAGCGGGGCGCTTCCAATTCCAATTACAACAGATTTCATTCCCTTAGATAGCCACGGAAACGTGATGTATACCAGAGACGGAAATGTCAATCCGCACTGGCTTGGCTTGAGCAACCAAATGATGCAGTATTGGTCCTATAAGTTTGTTGCACCTTTGGCTTCAGTTATTGACAGGATTGCCGAGGCAGATACTAACGGGAAACTAGAGTTTCTTTATGAGGACGATACCACAATAAGGAATATTAATAAGATACCCGCTCTTTCTAGGATAAAAGCTCTTTTTAAGAAGCCAAATCCTACTCAAACGTGGGAGGAATTTAATTCTCAGCAAGTTATCCTATCAAAAATCTTCGGTTATTGTCCGGTTTTAGCGCTTCGACCAGCAGGCATGGATAAATCCTACACAACTTCTTTGTGGAACCTGCACCCGTTGATTGTAAAGCCAGAAATACAAGATGTTAACCTATACGATAGACCACTAAAATCAGTTATTAAAAGATGGAAATACGGTTATGGAGGTAGAGAATACTACTTCGATAACGAGGACATAATTCTTGTTAAGGATGGCTTTATTGATGCGCATGAAGGTACATTCTTACCAAAGAGTAAGCTTGAAGGCCTGGACTTCTATGTTAGCAACATTTGCGCTTCTTTGGAAGCAGACAATGTTTTGCTCAAGAAGAAAGGGCCTTTAGGCGTTTTTACCCATGACCCTAAGCCTGATGTGGCTGGATGGGAGCCAATGAAGCCAGAAATGAAACAAGCATTGCAAGATGACTTATCTCAATATGGTCTTTCCTGGGGGCAGATGCAGTACGTTATATCTAAGAATCCGGTTCGATGGGAGCCAATGTCGTTTAATCTTCGGGATTTAATGACAAAAGAAACTGCCCGACAGGGAGTTGACACAATCTGCGATAGGTTCGGTTATCCAGCTGAGCTTATGAGTGGCAAAAATGCCACATACGAAAATAGGTCTTCCGCAGAGAGATATTTCTATCAAAACAACATCATCCCATTTTCTTTGAGGAGAATGTCAAGTTACAATAACTTCTTCGAACTCAAGGATTATAAAATGATTCTGGATTACGACCACGTTTCTGTTCTCCAGGAGGACATATTGAAATCCGGCCAGGCTATGAAATCGCAAGCAGATGGACTTGACGTTTTGTGGAAAGCCGGATTAATTACGTTTAACCAAGTCCAGATTGAACTCGGAAATGATACTGTAGAAGGGATGGATATTTACTACGGAGAGTGGTTGAAAACACATGGTAAAGAAATCGCAAAACTAGCACAAAATGTCAAACAGGTTGTTGCACCCAAAGATTCAGGAACTAAAGACTAGAGTTGGCGCAATGCCAATCTTACGCGCTAACAGGTATGTGCGCGAGAGTGTTCCTGTATTAGAAACTAGGAGGACTAAGTCCGTTCCTACAGGAATTGACACAGATAGAGTTATCAGGCAGTACCATTGCATTTTTGGACTTCCAGATGACTATGGAACTATGCCAATCAAGGGTGCATTCAAGAAGTCGATAAAAGAACGTGGACCTGGAAGTGAAGGCAAATATAAGATTCCAACTCTTTATTGCCATGACCAGAAAGATTCCATAGGATTACCTTATACTCTTGAGGAAGATGATATTGGTCTGTATTCAGAGACCGAAGTTTTGAGAGGAGTGCAGGTTGCTGAGGAAACCCTTATCCGCCATAGGGCCGGAGTTATTAACAATGGCTCCTATGGTTTTCATTATATCTGGGACAAAATGGAGTACGATGAGGATGAAGATGTTATTGTAATGAAGGAGTGCGAACTCCTGGAAGTATCAGTACTTCCTATTGGTTCTCAAATGGAGACATACGGTGTTCGGTCTCCACAAGGAATTTATATGGACGATACGTTGCCTGAAGATAGCGAATCGCTGATTAAAAGGCTTCCTCGTGAACACCAACTTGCTGTTAGGAGTTTAATTGAGAGACATATATCACTTGCAAAAAACAAGCCGCTCGAGCAAAGGACACTTGAAAAACGCAAGACGAAAAAGGTCGAACAAGTTAACTATAATTACTTAATTAAAAATTTTAAAATCTAATGAAAAAGACATTTTTCAATCCTGCTGACCTGCATTTCAGGCAGTATCTCCCTGCAATGGGAAGCCGTAGGATTTTTGGCTCGAGCGGTGATGGTCGTGGTTCAGCATCTTATCGCTCCGGAGGCGGAGATGATGATGGAGATGACGACGACGATGATGATGATGGAGATGATGTTACGAAGGAGCAGCGTTCCTTACTTCGCATCATCCAGAAGCGCGTTACAAGACAACTTCGTGGCGCTGCTACCGCAAAGGAAGTGAAGGAAATTGTTGAAGGTATGAAAGATCTGAAGGAACTTCCTGTGGCTGAACTTCGTGAGTTAGCCGACAAAGATAAGGGAGTTACCAAACAACTTGTGGAACAGGGCCTTGCAATTAAAAAGTTGCAGGAGAATATTACCGAAAGAGGTAAGGATATGAGCCTCCGTGGTCAGATTAAGACATGGATGGAAGAAAACAAGGATGCGCTGGAAGCTATTAAAAGAGGACAGAAACAGGATTTGAAGCCAATGGAACTGCGTGTTGTTGCAAGTCCAATGCACGTTTCTACAGTAAATCCAACTGGTTCTCCTTTCATTACCAGGACAGAAGTTGAACCTGGAATAAATGATATTCTAAGATATCCCAATACCTTCTGGGATTATATAACAAAAGGAAGAACAAATGCTCCTACCTATGTATGGGTGAATAAAACAAACCTGCAAGGCGCTGCTGCCTTCATAGGACCTGGCGTTGCTAAACCACCAATCAGCTTCGAATTTGTTGCCGAGAATTCAATAGCCAAAAAAGTTGCCGATAGTGCCAAAGCAGGTACTGAACTTTTGGAAGATATTGATGGAATGGCTACATTTATCGAACAGGAGCTTCGCGCTGCTGTTATGCTGAAAGTGAATGATGTACTAATGACTGGCGTAAGTTCCAGTACATCTCCAGCTGGTATAAAAACATTGTCTCAAAACTTTGCGTTTTATACCACAGCTGCTTCCGGTATCAATGTTACTAATCCTAACTACATGGACGCATTAAGGTCAGTTGTTGCCGCTTTGCGTTCTGGAAAATTGACTGGTGAAATTACCATCTTCATTAATCCGATTGACTCGGCTAACATGGATATGGCTAAAGCAACCACTTCTGGACTGTATTTATTGCCACCGTTTACAAGCCAAAATAACAAGAACATATCAGGAGCTACTGTGGTTGAAGACCCATTGGTTCCTGTTGGGTATTTCCAGGCCGGATTTCTCCAATACTACCGTATCCTTATCTACAAGGATTTTGTTGCATCATGGGGATGGGAGAATGACGACTTCACAAAGAACTTGGTTACAGCCGTAGGTGAAATGAGGCTGCACCAGTTCGTAAACAGTATTCATACTGGTGCATTTATGTATGATTCTTTCGCAAATGTGATTACCGCTATAACTGCATAATAAAATGTCAAACATAGTAAATCTGTCATTCTTTGTGGGCGATATAAACATACCTAATACTGGACAACCAGCAGTAGGTACAAGAGTGACCGAGTATATAAACAAGTACGAGCCTGAGTGTCTTTTAAAGCTCTTGGGATATCCGCTTTATAAAGTGTTCGGTTCTGAAACCTCACAAAGAATGGCAGATTTACTTGATGGCGTTGAGTATGTAGATTATGAAGGATACACTCAATACTGGAAAGGACTGAAGCATGATACAACACAAAGCTTAATCGCTTACTACATCTTCTACCATTGGTTGAAGGATACACACACTCAGGTTATAGGGATGGGAACTACATCTGTAAACAAGGGAGACGGCTCTGTTGTAGTTATTCCTATGGAGCGTATGGTATCGACTTGGAACAGCTTCAGTGAAGAAGGTCATGAGTGTCTTGCCTTTTTGTGGAATCAGACAGATATTTATGGCTACAGAGTCTATCCCGAGTTTACAAGCTATCAGTTTCAGAAATCATGGTTATTTAGTGGTATGATGAATACTTTTGCGCTATGACAGAAGAAATGACAATAGTAGATGTTATGCAAGAAATAGTTTTGTCAATGCAGGTTAAAGACCCTGCAAATCCAGATGAATTTCTTGTATTGAATTATCAGCCTGGGAGAAGTGCTCAAATCCTTCAGATGATTTCCACTCAGAGTTTATCAGCGGAACACAAAGATCTAAGGTACCCTTTAATCGCTATGTTGATGCCTGTAAGAGAACCAAGAGGTCCTGGTGCAGCGTCAGTTACAAGGATTGACAGAATAATTATAGCATGTTTAACTGATTCTAATAAGAGCGTACTTGAACGGTATGCTGTAGATGAAACTTTTAAAACAATTCTTTATCCATGCTACAATGAACTCTTAAATCGCATTGCTTTGTCGACTAGGGTAAATGGCCAAGACCCGGCTATGTTTTCTCATACAAAGATGGACATGCCTGGGAACAAGCCAATAAATGCAGAAACGAATGATATTATTGACTGCATAGAAATTTTAAACCTGGAAATTCCATTACTTCAAATTAAAACTTGTTAATAACATGGCAATTACAAAAGCTTGTGGCATTAAAGTCTCAGTAGGTAATACTGGGAAGGAATGCGACACCTCGATGAACGCAACAGCTATGCTGATTGCTCTTCACCCTAGCGTGAAGTTTACTGACGACGACTTGGAAGACCCTCTCCCTTGGATTGAGGAGTTAATACACCAGCGTCGTGCTTTTCCTTTATTTGGTTCTAAGGCTCCTATTCGCACAATAACAAACAATGCCGAGAGTGATGTGACTATAACTCTCGATGATGGATTGATTGTGTTCCTGCGTTACGGAGTTTATAACCGCATCTTTGAAACTACCTCCGGTGGCTTCTGCTACGCGAAGGCATTATCCAGCTTCAATAAAAGCGGATACAATATCCTGGAAATAGACCAGACAGGTCAGATGCTTGCCAGGAAGAACAGCGATGGAACCTATAGCGGGTTCATCACAGACTTCATGTATTCGCCATCTCCTGTATGGGCTGACTTCACAAACACTCCTTACAAAAACAGGTTCCAGATTTCCTTTGGACCTCAGGAAGTTGTGAACAATGGAGTTATCTTCCAAGGAGCCGGCGAACTGCTGTCGCTTACTGGTCTTATTGACGTAAGGCTTGAGGTAGCTGATGCTCCAACAGGTGCTAAACTGTCTGTTCGCGCAATTACTGATTGCGCTGAAGCTGATTTAACAGAACTTTTCCCAACTGAACTTGCCGCTGCTGCAAGGTGGATTGTTACAAATAAAGCAACTGGCGCTCCTGTAACAGTAACCAGTGTTACAGTTACCGGTGGTAAAGTAAATCTGATGGGAACTTTTTCTGTTGGACAGACTTATGTTGTAAAAGGAAATACTTCTGAAGACTGGTATGATAATGACATCTTTGGTTATGATGCCAATACATTGCCAGGACTTGAACTTTTAGTATCAGCACTATTGAGGGCAGCTGAAGGAGAAAATAGAGAAGAATAATTTTTCTTTTTGTTCTATATATTCAAAGCGTCGGCTAATTCGAACCCTGCTGTTTCCACAGCGGGGTTTTACTAGTATGGGGATGCAAGGATTTATGCGGAAGGTAGATAAACTAGAAAGCATATCTAGATTTGATATGGCTAAGGAGATTACAGATATAATAAATAGTAATCAGGAGTTTATGACCAAAATTCTTAAAGACCAATTGGCTAGCGGTAAGGATGCAAATAATGAAGCTGTCACTGTGTTTGGAAGGGATTTTTACTCTCCAGAAACATTAGCTGCAAAATCTCAAATTGGTGGATTAGGTGGAGAAACAAGATGGATAACAAACTATATGTCCGGTGCATTCTATACATTCTTGTATGTTAGAGCTGCTGGAACAAAGTTTGAATTTCATAGTGAAGTTGAATATTACTGGGAAATAATAGCGCAAAGTGGACGAGCAATAATGGAATTGAGTCCAGAAAATTGCATGAGAGTAAGAAATGAATTAATAGTTCCAGAATTAGACAGACGAATTAAACTATATCTAAGTGGCGTATGAAAATTGGACTGTAAGACAATTGATGAACGCTTGGTTTAAGAAGGACTACTCTGAAATGAGTGAGGAAGAGTTTTACATTGTAAAGACTGAATATATTGATACTGCTGGATTATATGATGAGAATGTGTTTCAGAAAGTTTCTTATATACACTTTATAAATAGTAGAATAAATTCAATAACTCTGTCAATTAAACTGCAAAAAGATTTCCTCAAAGAATTTGGATTGCCGTATAAACCAGCACTTCCTTTCTTAAATAAATTTGGACATAGAGTTAGATGGAATGGAGATGAAGAAGATTTTATATCGCAACTAGATAAAGTAGAAAAAAGAGAATCAAGATATACTTCTATTCTGGAGAATGAAATGGTGGAACTTAAAAAATTGCAGAAAGAAACAAAAACTCCAGAAGAAGATGATGATAAACTAACAAGAGAAAGATTTATAAGAACAGTTAATACTTTGGGGAAAATCGGATACAAAATTGACTATGATAAGACGACTGTTGAAGAAATGGCACTAATGATTAAACAGCAGACAGAAGAGGTTGACAGCATAAATAATACTGTGAAAAAATGAGTCAAGATTATTTAGAGTTAGGTCTCGATGTTACATCTTTTACCGATGCAAAGTTAACTAAGCTTAACGAGTTTGTAGCGGTATTTGACAAGCTATCTTTATATGATGGGAAGACTATTAATCCTATAATGGGTAGTGGATTAGTGCAGTTTAATGAATCTGTAAAAACAACATCTTCTCTTCTTACTGAATTAAATACAAAACTTGCCGCTTTATCCGCAAATTCAAAGAATGTTTCAACATCTACAGCAGCCGCATCTAGAGGTGTTAAAAAGATGACTGAAGAAGAAGCTAAACTTAAGTTTGAAACACAGGAATATAACAAGACATTAATGGAGAATGTCAAGGCTCAGAGTGCAACTGCTCAAGCAAGGAAGACTAGAAACGCTTCAATTAAAAATACTCAGAGTCTTCTTAAGGCTGAGTATGATATGGAAACTCAAATATCAAGTCAGCAGGAAACTGATTCTAAAAAGATATTGGCATTAAAGAAACAAGAGGATGCGGCTAATAAAAAGCTTGATGCTAATAAGAAAAAATCTGATGCCGATAAGAAAAGGTCTGATAAAGAGGCTGAAGCACAATCAAAGAAAACCAAAAAGGCTACAGATGATGAGGCTAAAGCGGTAAAAGCTCTTGCAAGTCAACTTGACAAGTTAAGACAAATAAGAAAAGACCAAGCCAACGCATACGCAAAAGCTGTAGTAGATAAAGGCTCAAGTTCAAAAGAGGCTAGATTGAGTCTTGGTGAATATGAGAAAACTAATAAGACTATAACTGACATTGAGTCGAAGCTAAAATCATCTGCTAATGCAGGTAAACTATTTTCAACTAATTTGACTGAAGCTGGAAATAGCGCTGAAACTCTAGGAAGAAACTTGACAAAAGGATTAAGTGTTCTTAGGAATTTGGCTTACATATTGCCAGGTATAGGTTTAGCTGGTATATTTAATCTTGCTTATGAAGCTATATACAAAGCGTTTACGGCTTTGGTTGATTTCAAAGGTGGAACAGAAGATGTAATAAGAAGAGAAATTGAACTCAATCAAATACTTAGCGAAACAAGAGATTTATTAAAGGAGATTGGAAAAGAGCAGAGTCGTGCATATCAGACGGCTGGAAAGAAAAACGTATTTGTACCAGAAGAAGAAGAGTTAAACAGACTTAAATCTTTTGGGGAAAGTATAAATGAAGTGTATCAGCAGGAAATAAAGCTATCTGATTTACAGACAAAACTTGCCGAAAACAAATTAATAGTTGGTAGTCCTGAAGAAACAAAGAAAAGAATTGACCAGCAGAAAAAAGGATTGGATGAGTTATTAAGACAATACGGTAAAGTTCAGCAAGTATTACTTGAAGGAGATTTTAAAGGATATAACTATGCTGATGTTCAATCTCGTCAACTTATAAAAGGTAAAGAACTTATAGAGAAAAAGAAAGAGTCGCTTGAAGGTCAAATATCATTTGAACAAAAGAAGCTTTCTGAACTCAATGATTCTTATGAAGACTACTATGCTAATATAAGAAAGAATGAACAGCTAAAATATGAGTATCAAAAACTACTTGCTGACCAAGCAAGAAACCTTGTTGTTGAAACTACAAAGAGTACAATAGAATTAAATAAACAGCAGAATCAGATAATCTTTGACGACGAAATATCTTCATATGAGGATAGAGCTAAGGCATTGAAGGATATTATGACTCAAACGTTAAAGGAAAATGCTAATTCTTTATATGATGTTATAAAAAATAATTCTTCTACTCCTGACGAAATCGCTATAGCACAATTTAAGTTCGACCCTAAGAAAGGAACTGAAAATCTAAAAGCTATAAACGAGTACAACGATAAATTAATTAGACTAAATGAAGAGTATAAACAAAGATTATTAACTGCTGTTGAGAAGGTTGATGAAGATAGAATAAATGCCGAGGCAGTTCATAACGAAAGGATATTCAAGAATGAAGAAAAGTCTTTGGAAGAAAGGCTTGCCGCATATGAAAAATATATTCTTCTAAGACAACAAATTCAAGATATTCAGTTCATAAGAGAAAGAAATACAAGAACTTTGCAGGCAAAAGGAAACGTTCCAGAGTCTGAAATCCTTGCATTACTGTCTAACCGAGATACTCAGAAATTAAATGCTCAAGCAGATGCTGAAAAACAGATTTATGAAATAGTCTCTCAGTCTCTTGATGCACAGTTAAAATATTTGAAGGATATAAACCAAGAGGAAACAAGAGAAAATTTGAACCAATATACAGAGGAATTAAAGAATCTTAATGAGTCGTATGAGAATAAATTAATAAGCTACGAGAGATATAAGGAAGAAAGGAAAAGGATAGATAAAAAATATGAAGTAAAAGTTCTTGATGAAACTATAGTTGACGATGAGAAAGACTTAAATCGGCTATTAAAGAATAGAGATTCGTTATTAAAGAAAAGGAAAACTGCTGAAGAAAACCTTGGAAGAAAAGGTTTTGAAGCAAGTGTAGCATCTCGTGGTACTGATGTTGGAAGAAGAATAGCTGGACAACGAGGAAGGGATGAAGCTGTTGGAGAACTTAATGCTATAAATGATGCTATCATAAAGAACGATAAGGAAATAGAAAATGTAGAGAAGAGAAGAGATGAAAATAAAAATAAAAGAGAAAAAAGAGATTTTGATGAGACTGTTGCAAATAAAGATAAAGAGCTTGAAAAAAGAAGACAGTACATACAAATGTTTGCTGCAATTGAGGAATCGATATACAAGGTAGTTAAGGACTCTATTGATAAAGAATATCAATATAGAGTAGATAAACTAAATGCGGAAAAAGCTTTAATAGATGAAAGATATGATTACGAAATCGCCGCTGTACAGAGGTCGTCTCTTTCAGCTAAGGACAAATTCGCACTTGATATTCAACTTAATGCAAGAAGGCTTGAAGCTGATAAAAAAGCGGCAAGGGAAGAAAAGAAACTTGCGCACGATAAAGCTATTTACGACAAGGCTTTGGCTATATCACATATTACACTAAGTACCGCTGCTGCCGTTGCCGAAGCGTTGCCCGTTGTTCCATTGGCAATAGCTGCTGGTGTAGCTGGTGCGGCTGAATTAGCAATTGCTGCAAATGTTAGGATACCTACATATAAGACTGGTGTCAAAGGTAAACCTTCAAGCGGTTGGGCAGTAACTGGTGAAGCAGGGCCGGAATTAATTAAGCAGCCATACAAATCACCATACTTAGTTTACAAGGAAAATGTTAGCTGGCTCCCAAAAGGAACAGATGTTATTCCTTTGAAGGAAAATGATGGTATGCTTTCTCCAATTAGAGACGATGGATGGGAGAAAACAAGATGGCTGGCTAAACAATTAAGACCTAAAGATAAGAAGGTAAACGTAGTGAACAATATAACTATAGATCTTGGATTTGAAAATTACAAGAAAAGTATAATTGGTAACTAATGCCTACACACAAAAAGAATCTATACATCTTTATAAGCGATGAGAATAAGAACTTTTATCGCGCTACTCAGGAGAAGAATGGTAGTTATAAAATTACCTTCAATAAGTCTCCTTATCCGATATCTTATAGTCCCTCCAATTTATTAAATATAGCATTTGAGTTTGGAACAAACCAGACTTACTTTTCTTTAAACCGTACAATATCCTATCCCTTAAACTTTATTAAAGATGGAGCTGCAATATTACGTCATCTTTATTATAATGGAAGAGGGCCAAACCAGAAAGCGTACATTCATATCTTTCAGTGGAACGGTACAATCCATGAGTTATGTTACTACGGAAGGATTGACTTCACCCAGAAAAAGGAAGACCCGAAATCTGGAATGTTTACTGCTTCCACGATTGATGACTCTGCATGGGGAGTTTTATCCCAGAAAGATGATATTGAATACGCTATAGAATGCAATGAACTTAATCCTAAAGCAATAAGAGTATTGCTTGATAATGTTAATCTGTTCAACAAGTTTGTGTTCCAAACTGTTCAGGCTCCGATAGAACAAGTTGCGATTGGTACAACTGGATTTACTATGCCATTCGTTCTTATAAACCAGGAGGGCGATAGCGTAGGTATAATAACACAAGATACAGAACTTATTAATAACACAGTTCCTGCTCCTATACCACCATTTTTCTTTAAAACTATATACGATATATACAATACAAGAATATCTGGAAGTGTACAATTTCATTGGGAATCTAATGGAAACGTTCCAACTCGTATAGCATTCTTAATAAGAAGACAAGGCGGAGGATTAGGGCCTGCTTTATATACATTATATTCAAGCTTTGGAACAACTCTTATAGAGAATAAAATATACATCTCTAACTTCGATTTCGTTATACCGGAGATGCGCGCTGGTTCTTATTTGAATCTTGAAATGATACTAGAAGCATATGGCCCTAACTTAACAAATCCGGTAGTAGTAAATATTGTTTCTACAAACATATCGGTTACAACTAAGACAAGACCTGAATCTAGAGTAGTTTATGCTTTACGTCCACTTGACTTAATGCAACAGATAGTTGCAAAAGCTACAGGAAACAGATTTACCATCAACTCTAATTTCTTTGAGGAACATAACAAACACGTTCTAACTTGCGGTGATGCTATAAGAGGAGTTGATAATGCTAAGATATACACATCGTTTAAGGATTTCTTTAAGAGCTTTGATTGTATAAACTTCATGGCTTTAAGAGAAATAAACGGAGCGTTATGGATGGAGAAGGCTACTGAAGTTTATAAAAATTCCGGTAACTTTATTGACCTTGGTGAAGTTATAGATGTTAAAATTGAGCCGGCCGGAGAATACTTTGGAAACGAAATTAGCATTGGATATCCAAAGGTAGATCTTCGCCATCCATCAGGTAGATTAGAATTTAACTCAACTAATACGTTTTCTTTAGACATAGAAATGTATAAGAAAACAATCGACGTAGTATCCAAATACAGAGCTGGATGCTATGATATAACCTTCTTGTTATTGGATTATCAGCAGGAGTCTACAACTGATAACTCTGGTGACAAGGAGGTTTATCTTTTGGATATAACAGATGAACATGCAGATGGAACCGACTTAGTTGAGACATTTGAAACTGTAACAATAATTACAGAGCCTTTAGAGCCATTGATAAATAGTCCAGAAAACAATGATTTACTTCCTGGTACTAAGCCAACTTTAAAAGGATATGCAACTCCATCATCTACTATAAATGTATTTGCAGATGATATACTGGATGGTTCCACAACAGCAGATGCTAATGGTAATTGGGAGTACACTTTAGTAACTCCTTTAACTCCACTTGACCCTCTAGGACCTGATGATGGAGTACACACTTTAAAGGTATCATATACAGATTTGTTTGCTCCATTTTCAACAATAACTGTAACTATAGATACAACAAACAGTCCAATATCAAGGCAGATAATTTATCCTTTGGACGGCGAAAGTCTTTATAACAATAGACCATTATTAAAAGGAGTTGCTAATCCTGGAGACATTGTTCCAATAGTAATAAATGGAGCTTTTTGGGATAACGTTACTGCTGACGGCTCTGGCAAATGGGAATTTAAAACTGAAGTTCTGCTAAACGGAAGTCACGTTCTAGATATAACCGGAGACACTTCCACATTCTCAGTTAATTCTTTTGTGGAATTTCCGCTTATTACTTTTATAGAAAGGGAACTGGATGGAAAACCGATAGTAGAAAATCTTCCTTTAATTCATGGTGTAGCCATGCCAGGAACTGTAGTTAAGGTATGGTTGAACTACATATCATATGCTCCATTAGGAACTGTAACTGCTGATGCAAATGGCTATTGGGAATTGCAAACTGTATTGGTAGATTATCCAGACCCTATAACTGGTAATCCTGTTGCGCTTACTCCAATACCAAACGGAACTCATGTTATATCTACACTATTGTCAGACGAGACAGTTCCGGTAAATGTTTCTGGATTTAAACTTAACAGACCGACATACTCTCCACTAATAGGTGTGAATGATAACACAGTTTTTAATGTTGAGCTTTCCCCAAAAAGAATGCTTCGTAACAGAAATCCTTTATGGGCGTCCATACTTGAGAAGCTTCCACAAACCGAAATTGAGTTTCAAACTGCCGATAAGAATAGCGCACTCGTAACAAAATTGGGAGACGATATAGTTGCTGAAAGGACAGATGTACCAGCATCAATACTTGGTGAACCATTGCTACGACTGGAGTGGATTACGGTAACTACAAAGACACAGTATACATTTCATAAGACACTACAAAACTTTAACAACGGTGGAGTTGTAAGAGCTTCATTCAGAGGCCAGCAGCTGTATATGATTCCTATTGGCGATATGAAGATGGAGACAATAACTAGCGACGTTCAAAATTGGAAGCTTTTATTATCTCCTGCAACGCCATTTAGCGTATTACTTAATCTATATAATAACGGACTTAATATACAGCTAATGAATAAGTCACTATATCATAGCGATTATAACTCTCTGCACTTTGTGACGTACAACTATCAAAGGCCACAGAAATATAATCATATACCAATCTATGACGATTGGTTTGAGAACAGAAATGAGGCATGGAGTCTTAATCCGCAATACATTCAGAAGTTTCAACGCGGAGATATAATCAGAGACCAGATTATAACCAATGGAGTGTCAGGTTTATTCTTGGAAATGTATAGGTGCTTTGATGGTATTAAGGTAGACCAGTTTAACTACCAACCAGTTACTCCAGCACCGATACCGTCTCCAGATATTGTATTGGAAGCTGTTATTGACTTGAGCACTCATCCAGAAGACCAGTACTTCTTTGTGTTGGGAACTATGAATACAGATCTAGTAAATGTAAGTTTGGCTATATCTGAAAGGATATGGACTAAAGATAAATGGGAACGTACTGTATTGATAGAGGCATCTAACTCTATAAACAAAACAGGATGCTTCTTCTCGTCCGGTTTTAAGAGCATTATTCGTGTAGAAGGTATTGTTAAGAAATCGCAGCCGTCATTGCAATCCATAGTTACTAAAGATGACATTGGTGATAGCGTACTTCTACATTCAGTTGTATCTAGAAAACGTCAGATAAGATTTGGTACAGCTTATGGTTTGCCGGATTATCTGTATCTAAAAATAGCAAACGCACTAGCGTTAGATTTACTTCTTGTGGAAGGCGTTTTTTATGTATTGGAAGAAAGCGAAAACATAGAACCTTCTGAGGATGTTGCAGGCCATCCATTGTATTACTATAATGTCAATCTAATGGTAGCCGACAATCCTGGTGGTAAAGCATTTCCTGGAGCCGAACCTGGTTCACAAGTCGAGGGCGTAGTTGTGGTGCTAGATGCAACTGCATTTGGTTTACCAGTTGGTTCTTTGATTAATATAAATCTTCAGGACGAATAAGATTGCCTCTGTTTGGACGCAATTTTGGTTGAACCATTACCACGTTTTTATGGTTTTAGGTCGTGAAACAAACGATAAACAACGTTCCACGACTATTTAATAGATTTTGTCGTATCATTTTTAATGTGTATTTTTAATAATCTTTATGGCAACTCTGGTTCTAAATGCTTACGCTACAGCATATCCTACTATAGTAAGTAATAGGATAAGAGCGTCTATATATTTACAGTCAGACCCTCAGGCTTTCATAACGTCTCAAACTAAAGATGCTCCTCATCCACAAAGAACATGGTCATTTCCTGGCTTGCCTAGGAATAACTATGGTTTCATAATGGAGGAGATTGATAATGCTGGTAATCCTGTAACAAGTCTTGCAAAGTTTGATGTTGTTCCTGGAGAACTTGATGGCGACGTACTGTTTAGATTAGATGAGCAAATTAAAGTAGGAACAACTGTAGGATTAGTTGCCGGATTAAATACTTTTACTTTCGATGGAACTGGTGGAAAACCAGATTACAGAGGATGGGAGATTGTTCCGTCTGAATTAACAAACAGAGGAATACTGGTTAAAGGAAAAGATTATTCTTGGGATAAAAATGCAGGATTATTTACATTGCTTACAGCTGGTGATGTATTTGAACAAGATAGCTGGTATAATATTCACTTTGGACAAATATCAAATCCAGCTGGAGATAGCTATCCGGTTGTAACAGACTTTGAAATTAATTTTATAACAACAAATACTACGCTCGATGCAACATATTTCGCAAAGAAACTCATTGTGGAGCCTGCCGGCAATTACATACAAGTTGTACTACCAAGTATATTAACTGTTCCACAAGGAAGACGATTAATGGTAGAAGTAAGTGGTAATCATCTTGCCTGTGTTAAATTCGATACTACTGGCTCTGACACTATAAACTATTTGAACGGTGAAATATATGCTATGCCAGGCGAAAGTTTTTCAATATACCGCTACATGCGTAGTGGGGTATCAGAGTGGAGAATATGTGATGTTGATGCTAACTTTCGATTCTGCGGACAGATTGTATCGGATGATTTAATTCCTGGAAGTGTTTATAATAAACAGAAACTTGATGGCTCAATAGGTAGCGTATTTACTCATGCTCGTTTGTATAACGAAGTTGTGTTACGACTTCCTTTAGGTCAGACAGTCGACTACGATGTATGGAATGCTTCGATAGATAACAAGATGAAATATTCAAAAGCTAATTCTTCAAATCCAGCTAATACAGGAAAGTTCTTTTTTCCTGATAGAAGAAGTTTTTGGGAAAGAGCAACTGGAGCGGCAAACAAGGCAGGAGATTATATTCCACCAGAAGTAGGGCCGCATGACCACGGATTGCCGCCAGTCCACAATGAAAATGGCACTGGTCTACATATTGCATCTGGAGCCAATACAGCAGCTGAAGGTCCATGTTCTGATAGAACACAGTTTAGTACAGGAGTTGAAAATACTGTAGCATCATACTTAATTAATAAATACGTTTTGCTATGATTTATAATCCAGCGATACCTTCACTATACGGACATAAGTTCAATAGAATAAAAGCTGAAGAAGTATTGCACGTTCCAGAAGGGACTTCAGATATTAATACAACTGACGAGTCTGCTCAGATAAAAGTTATCGGTGGACAGCTTAAGCTTTACTATGGAGGTGAATGGGTTACTATAGGCGGTTCAAGTACTCTTAATGTAAGAGATGGCGTGAAGTATGATACAGAGGGTTATCTTGTTTGGGGAGGCCCTATTGATGTAGATGTTACTATAACTTTAAATGGTGGAAAGTCTATTTTTATAGAGAACATTCCTTCGGCTACTACTGGTAATATTTTATATTATAATTCATCTACTGGTAAAATATCTTCTGGTGCAGTACCAGCAGCAGGTGTTACATATACTGCTACCAATGGTTTGACAATTCCTCCTACCACTAGTAATATTGAACTAGGTGGCACACTGTCAAAACTTACTACAATAAATCAATCTTCTAGTTTTGGATTGAAGCTATTGAGTACTACAATGTCATCAAGTCCTCTTATAGTTGAGTCAGCAATATTTGCAGGAAGTGGACAAAATCTACATCTAAAGAATACGTCTGCTACTGGTGGATTTGGAATGAGAGTTGAAATGGCTGGTAGCGGTGGAGGAGCAGGGATAACAATAACTTATGCATCAACTACAGGCAATAATGTTGGAGTAACAGCTACTGTAGGAACTTATAGGGCTATTGAAGGATATGTAAGTGGTAGTGCAGCAAATGCAGCTATTTATGGTAATGTAACTAGTACTACATCTGGAATAGCTGGATATTTTGTAGGAGGATTAGTGGCTGTTAAAGGATTAATAACTGGTACTAATTCCGGAACAACTAGATATGCCGGTAGCTTTGAAACTCAATCTACTACTGAAACAAATACTATTCATACAGCTTTAGAACTTGTACACGTTTCTGCAAGTGTGCAGCCATTAGCAGGTTTTGGAACTGGAATGAATTTTGTCTATACTTATCCTGGAACTAATCTTAATAAGACAAATGCTAGAATTCAATCAAAGTATGAAACTGTAAATGGTATAAATTCAGGAACAACATTAGAGTTCCTAGTAAATCTAAATGGAACTAACGCATTGGCAACAGCTTTTTCTCTTTTGGGGAACGGACAGGCTCAGCTAAATAAATATACTGGAACTACTTTTGATGTTGGAACTCCTCCTGCTAAAACATTAGGAGTGGATGATACTGGTAAATTAGTAACCTATGTTCCTGCTGCTGGTGGAGTTAGTGGAAATATCTATACACAAAGTGGAACTATTACAAGCAATAGGGTTGTAAATATTGATAGCAAAGTTTTGGTATTTGATTGGAAAGGCGATACTACTAATACATTAACTTTCAATCAGTCAGGTACAGATAGTACCTTGCAGCTAAATCTTGTTAATGGTATAAATGAAGCACACTTTGTAGCATATCCTAATTTGTTTCAATTAACAGCAAATGCAGGAACTGATGGTAGCTCTATTATTATGAATGGCATGGGAGCTTCATTAAATGCTAGTAATGGAACTAGTACATCTTCTGTATATGTAGACAAGAATGGAGATATATATTTCTCAGGAAATAATGTTGACTTTAGTATAGGTGGCACTATATCACTAAATGCTGGCTTTTTATACATGGCTGGAGTTACCGGCGCTGGCTACGTATTAACAGATGTAGCAGGTGATGGTACACTTACGTTGCAACCTCCTACTGGTGGTGGTGGACAAGTACCTATACAATTCAAAGACGAAGGTGCTAACATTGGTTCGGTAGGAGCTATAACAGAAATAAACTATACAGGTGCAGGAGTTACAGCTAGTGTAGCAGGAACTGTTCTAAACGTTGATGTACCTGCCGCTTCCGGAGGTTCAGCATCAATTATACAAACAGGACTATTGGTTGAATATCGCTTTGATGAGGGAAGTGGAACTGTAGTTAATGATTACTCAGGAAACGGAAATCATGGCGTTTATGTAGGAGCACCAACTATGGTTGGTGGTGGTGGCTTTATTGCTACAACTGCAAAATATGTCACAAGCGTTTCTACTGCATGGGCAACAATGCAAACTGTATATGTAGCATTTGAGGTGAATAATAATTCAGCTAATAGTAATAGTGGATGCGTGGTAGGTAATTCATTAGGAGCTACTGCCATCGAAATATTAACTCAAAACTATTTAAGGAGTCCTTACATATTTTCAGGAAGCCCAAGACTAGCAACGATAAATTCGCTTCCAAGTAGTCAAGTAATTATTACATTACTAATTGATGCAGCAGGTGTTATTAATGGGAAGTGTTTTATAGATGGTGAAGAAGTAGTGTATACTGGTACGCAATATGCTACATGGTTTAATTATCGTACAGGAGTTCCTTGGATAGGAAAGTCCGGTGGTACTCACTTTCTAAATAGTGCTGCTATTTATCACTTTGCTACATATTCTACCTATCATACGACAGCGCAAATAAAACAGAATGTAGCAGTAATTAAGGATATACTAATAAAGCGTGGCAATCCTTTACCAACTTCTATTCTTGGTGATACAGCTACAAACAATGTGCTGGTAACAATGGGAGATTCCATTACACAAGGACAGGGTGCTGCAACAACTGGATGGCCGGAAAGATTAACGTTAAATGAAACATTCACTTTATACAATTTAGGAGTTCCAGGAATTACTGCTACACTATTAAAGAATGCTACTCCTGGAGTATCTACGCTTTACAATGCAAAACTTGCTCCTCATAAGATATGTACTATAATGGCAGGTACTAATGATATTGTAGCTGGAACAGCAGCACAAGTTGTGACCTGCATGAATGATTTAAGAACCATGTGCATGAGAATGAGGTCTGCTGGATTCAAAGTTATTGTTATTACGCAATGTGCAAGGATAACTAATAGTGCGCTTTCTTCCTATAATGCTATGATAAGAGCAACATGGAAAGAGTTTGCCGATGAGATAGGCGACTCTGCCGCTGACCCTTTAATCGGTGCCGATGGAGCCAGCACTAACTTAACTTATTTTAATGCTGACCAAACTCATCCTACAGATGCAGGGTATATTGTAATAGCACAATATATTTCTTCAGCTATAAATAGATTAACTAATAAATTTAGTTCAGGAAGAACAAATGCTCTATATGCACAGGCCGGAAATGTTACAGTTACTAATACTGTTACGGAAACTACAGTAGTAGGGCCATCCGCTACTTTCAATTCATCTGGATGGAATAATATTGTACAGGTAGGTACTTGGTTAAATAATACTCCTAACGTAACAGCAATGGCTCAAACAGGAATGCTTACTGTTGGTATGTCGGTAGTCGGAACAGGTATTGCAGCAGGAACCACAATATCTGCAATACCATCTACAACTACATTAACATTAAGTGCCAATGCTACTCCAGCTGGAACTAATACAAGACTGACATTTAGTAAGATTGGCGTGAAGAAAAATTATTGGCTACCTGGACGTTCTATTATGATTGAGCAAAAAGGTTTAATGACAACTGCTGGAACTCCCACTTTAAATAGAAAACTTAAATGGGGTTCAGTAATCTTAGCGTCAACAGGAGCTATAACTACGCCATCGTCTATTACTGGATTGCCATATAGAATGGTAATAGAAGTTACTTGTGTTACTGTTGGAGCGGCTACAGGAACGTTTTGGATACAAGGTGAACTAGAAGTTCAAGCATCAGCAGGTGGTGCCTATAACGTTTATGGTATGAATAATTCAGCAGTAGTATCTATTGATACAACGGCTGATGCAATACTAGATATTACAGATACATGGGGAACTGCCGCTACTGGTAATATTGATGTAGCTACAAATCTAGTCATTACAGAAAGAAATTAAATTTTATGGATAAAAAAACACTGCCACTTTCAGAAGTCCTCAAATTAAATGATGAAGTAGATGGATTAATCAAAGAAAAACTACCGATCTACTTCAAGTTTTGGTTACACAAGTTGCGTAAAAATATTATACCTAATATTGATGCGGCGCAAGTTAGTCAAAAAGAATTGTTCGATAAGTATGGATACGAAGAAGATGGTCTAATTAAAATCAAACCAGAAGGAGAAGGCTATAAAATATACATGGCAGAAACCGAGAAGATGATGAAGCAACCGATAGAAATCGAGTATAATCCATTTGATATTTCCACAATAAAAACGCTTGAAACTAGTGTTGCATTAGATATATTTTTTAAACTAGTAGTAGAATGAATATAAAGATAACATACTCTATATCAGAGAACGCTCGTGCTAGTGCTGACCTATTATATCCTGATGGAACATTTATTAGGAATCTATGGAACCATAAACAGTTGTATGCTAATCGTATATATACAGAATATATAAACGATATAAATGAATTGCCTGCCGGAGATAATTATAAATTAAGACTTACTACTAACAACATTCGCTCATATTGGGAAGGAGTAATTGGTAATACAGCAGCAAAGTTGACTGGGCCTACTACATTTTTTAATATGATGCAGGCTCAGGATATGGATTCTGGAATTGATAGTTATTTTTATGTTACGGATTATAACGAAAATAAGACCTCGTGCTTTAGGATGCTTAAGAGTAATAGAAGAGCCGCTGAAGCCATATTTCCTACAAGGGGAATGAACGCTCTCCATGTATGCGTTAAGAATGGAGTAGTGTATTGGGCAGGAATAGACCAGTACAAGGTTAAATCATATTCAGAAGAATTTGCAGAAAGGTGGATTGACCAAAAGATGCCTGTTAGTGAGGCTGCAAAAGGCTATCCTGATTTTACAGAGGAACGCGTTAGGAAAGGAACGCTTACCTATTGTGATGAAGATGGATACTTCTTAAGCTATAGAAAACCTGAAACAACAAAACAAGACTATATAAAATGGTTTGAAACATATGTTATAAGAGACAAGTGGTGCAATACTCTAAGTGCTGTTTGGGCTACTAATGAAAACGACAATATTGAGAAAGAGTTTTTGCATGGACAAAAGTACAAGCCATACTTAGGGATGGAGTATAAATCTACAATAGGATTATATGAAGGTGATTTAGCAGATATAACTGGACTAGCAGTAAGCGATGATTGCATATACATAGCATACGGAGGATTAACTAAAACTTGGTATTGGAATAGCCGTAATGTTATTGTTGTACTAAATTTGCAGGGTAAAGAGATAAATAAAATTGAGGTTGACAAGCCAGGGAAAATGATTGTAGTAGACAACTATCTTTTCTACTGTTCTGGACTAAATATATGCAGGGCAAAAATAGATGCAGAAGGAAATATTGTAACTGATATTGTGTGTCATGTAAATGCTGGTTTTACTGTTCTTGATGTTTCTTACTATGCACCAACAAATACAATTGCTGTAGCTGCTACTGATGGGAAGATTTATTACTATAACATTGAATTGATTTTACTCCGTAAATTAGGAAATGAAGAAATGTATTGGGATAAGCCTGAAGTTAGAAATGACAAATTCTATTGGGAAGATCTTCGTCAGTGTTATGAATGCTTTATATGTACAGAACAAGCTAGTGGTATACAGTTAATAGGAGATGGCGGTAATCAAAGAATACAAATATTCGATAGACGATCTACATACATAGAGACAATATCTTGGCTGAGTACAAGCTATCAAGTTGGAGTAATCGATAGTCAACCTAATCGTATTTTTTGCGAGTATCTTGAATTTAATAGAGAATATTCTGCTCAGCCTTCATGGAAGTGGAGACTTTCAATGAATTGGGGATGCTATGCAGAGAACGAGTGGATTTATTTAGACATGCCATTTGTACTAAATGGTAAGACATATGCTAGACAACAATCAATTTCCTACAATAAAATAAGACTGGTTGAACTTAGTCCAGAAGTAGGAATAATAATCGTAAATGAAGTAAGCATACCATCCAACTTTAACAAGAACAATGTACTAATATATCCAGATGGTTGTATATATAGACAAGAAACAAAACCTGGATACTACATAAGAGTTAGTAGACAAAATTTATTGGGTATAAATGAAGATGGAACTTTCAATTGGGCTGCACCTGTGGTCATTGTAAACTCTGTAACTCCTCCACCAGAAAGTACAGAAAATAATATGAGTAGGAGAGTGTTTGAAACTATTGGGGATACACTATACCAGTATAATGCACATAGAGTAGAAACAGAAAATCATTTAACAGCTATAAATATGACTGATGGTACTTTTATAGCTAACGGATTTCCTTCTACTCATACTGGATATTTCGGAGATTATATAGACGATAAATTTGATATTGGCAACGGAGTAAGGTATCCAGGCGGCATATTTATAGCTAAAGATAATTTTATAATCTGCAATTATCATGGTGAATTTTGGGCAGCTGGACAAGTTAATAAATGGCACTTGTTTGATAGTAATCTAGTTGCACTACATACCTATGGTATAGATTATAAGACAATAAAGAAACAAGGAATGGAGTGGCCTGTAGCAATGATGGCAGGCAATAGCTTTACCGGTAATCTTGTAAAGAGCGGTGATTATTATTATCTGTACCATTGTGATGAAGGCCATCATAGCGGAATACATTCTGTTAGATTTGAAGGAATGGATACAGTTAAAAAAATAGAATTTCCAGTTACTGTTTATGACCAGTCTGTTAATTCTAATACTGTTTACCTGTTGGAAGGATTGCCTAAATATGGAGATCTAAAAAGTGGTGATGCTGGATGGACTATGCACCCGGAAGAAGGATACAATGCAAGTAGTACAGACCACTACCTTGTTAGAGCAGGAAGAAAATTCATTAGTGATATTGAACCATCAGACTTGCAATTGAATTTTAGAGTCCCAAATAGAACAGCAACTGTATCATATCCTCTTGACCCTGTGAGTAGTGATAAATGGCAGCTATCAGGGTATTTATCTTTTGAGGATAACTATCATTCAAGGGATAACGGTGCTAAATCTGGATGCAAGTTACAGTTACTTGATGCTAATGATAAAGTTTTATTTGAAATTTATCCTACTCTTGATTACTATGCAAAGATAGTTACTTTGTATATTAATGAAAGAATTGTTTTTCAGCTACCTGAATTTGATGCGGAAAAAATTCTTGATTACTTTAAGAGCATTTCAGTTTGGGCTAAAGATAGTATTCTTTATACAAGGTATCATACATATCCAGATATTGTTTTAGGAAGAATTGATACTAAGCCAACACAAATAAGATTATTGGCATATAACTTCACTGATAGAACTAATGACCAAAACATATCTGTTAGGTCTTTGAAATTTAATAGGAGATAATTTTTTTCATAACAATCTAAACAAACAAGTATGGAACCGTTCAGAGCGATTATTCTACCGCTAGAAGGGCCAGTAGAACCACCACCTATAGGCGGCGGTGGAGAGCCTCCTCGTCCTAACCATGACCTGCCTCTATTTCCATTTCATCCAATCGTAGTACCTCCCGGTGGTGCATGGCCAGGAGAGCCGCCTACTGGTGGAGGAGAACCAGTTTATCCGTCATTGCCTATCTATAATCCCGGTGGCCCTGCTGGCAGCTATCCTCCTGGATTTTGGGGAGGTGGTATGGGGCCTGGAGTTAAGCCACAGCCTCCAGTAGAAGGTAGTGAACCTAAACCTGAACATCCAATTTACTATCCTCCAGGAACTGAGCCACCAACAACTGAACCACCACCAACAGGAGAAGGTGGACAGCCTAGCCATCCAATCAACTTGCCTCCAAGTGAAAATGGCTATTGGATTATGATTTGGGTTCCAAGTGAAGGTTGGGTATGGGTAGCTTTGCAGCCTATTACTCCGACTCCTAAGAAGAAGTAAACAATTTAAAAAGCCTAGATATCTAGTCTAGGTTTTTTCTAAAACTTATTTTATGCTTAAAGTAAACGGTTGGGCTACTCAAAATGGTGGTACTACCGGCGGTAAAGGAGGTTCAGTAGTTACAGTAGATACTGCTGGAGGGTTTAGAAATGAAATATCTGGAACAACACCAAAGATAATTCAAGTAAAAGGTACTATTGATATTGGTTATGCAGTAGTAGGAAGCAATAAAACTATTGTTGGTCTTGGAACTGATGCAAAGACAATTGGAACTATACGATTGGAAGGCTCCAAAAATGTTATTATAAAAAATATATCTTGCTCTAATCCAGGAGGAGATGGGATTGCCGCAGCAGGAGCCAGCAATTTTTTTATTAGTCATTGCTCTCCTAATAACTGCACCGATGGTTGTATAGACGTAACTAAAGGCTCCGACTATTACACTATCGAATGGTGCAAGTATTGGTATGACAGAGATTTTGGACACAATTTCTGTAACCTGGTAGGCTCAAATGATACAGACCCTGACCAAGGAAAACTCAAAGGAACCTTTCACCACAATTACTATTGGAAGTATTGTGTTGATAGAATGCCAAGAGTAAGATTTGGTAAAGTGCATGTATATAATAATTTCTATGACCCTGCTGTAGACCAGAAGGTATCTTCCATCATAACTGCTGCAATAGGTTCTGAGGTACTTGCCGAAAATAACCATTTTGAATCTGGCGATGATGCCTTTGAAATCAGAGAGGATGGAAAGCTGTTAGGTCGGGGCAATACCTACGGAAGTAAATACATTGGGGAGCAAAATAACGGTAATGTTATATCTGTATTTACTCCACCTTATCCCTATGAATTGAATGCTGCAAATACATTAGGTTATCTTGTCAGAGATAAGGCTGGTGTTGATGGAGATAGTGATTTAACTGAAGAAGGTGGTGGAACGCAGCCTCCAATACCTCCAGTAGAAATAAAGCCTCTAGCCATAGTTATGGAGGACGCTGATATTGTCGAACTTCCAAAAGATTTCGCGAGCTTCAACACCTTCGTTAACAATTTGAGGAAAGGCACCTATGATATTTCAATTACAGCAACCGGCAATGGAGAAACAGCAACTGATACAAAGAAGATTTTTGTTACTGGAGACAGTACTGTTCCTGTAGGAAGTCTTATAACTGGATTCAAACTTATCGATGCTGCATATGATAAAGAGGTTGTCGACTTAGTTGAAAATGGAAGTTACAGCCTTGTAAAGTACGGAAGAAGGCTAAACGTAAAGGCAATTGTAACGGATATATCTGTTAAGAGCGTTAAGTTTGTACTATCAGGAACGCAATCGAAAACATATACAGATAAGGCACAGCCTTTCGCACTTCATGGAGATGACGGAAACGGCAACTACTATGCTGGTACATGGAATCCTCCACCATTGGGGAACTATACAATTGTTGCAACTCCAATTGATTCAACTGGAAAAGAATTGGCATCTAGTACAGTTAATTTTTCATTCGTAGCGTGATATATCTTATTGCTATATTAATAGTAATATGGATAGCAGATGCTGCTGATTCTGATTATGATAGTGACGAATAACCTTTAAAATTATTTACTATGTCTACATTCATTACAGTTATCTTTGTGCTTATAGTTATAGGTATAGTCCTCTACTTAGTCAATACAAAAGTCCCTATGGACTCCACAATTAAATTGATAATTAATATAGTAGTTGTACTTGCTGTAATTGCATGGCTCCTTAGCTTTGTAGGGTTAATAAAATGGAGATAATATTTGCTAATAAGGCAGAATTAACGGAAAGCGAACTCCATGCCCTAATCGAGATAATCAAGGCGATTGGGGCTTTAGTTGTCTTCATATTTGTTTGGATAAGACGGAAGAAACGACTAAAGAAGGAGGAAGAAACAAAAAAGAAAATGGAGGAGATGCAAAAAGAATTGGATATCTTGAGGCGTCAACAATACTAAATGACCGCGCTCGCAGGCGCGTACGCGTTCCTTATATATATGTTAAATTTTAACAAATCATTAACAAACCGTTAACACCATGTTAACGGTTTTTTCCTTTACTTTGTTGTTTAAATTCATAATCCCATCTATGCAGCAAGCAGCTCTACAGCCAAAGACGGCAGAACAGTTAGAACGACAGATACAATTTCTGTCCGGTCAGTTAAAGAAATCGAAGAATCCATATGCGATTCAGCAGAAAATTAAAAAGTTACGGAAGCATCAAGAATTAATTAACCGCTGGAATTGGCTGGCACAGTAAAACCTAACAACAAATGGCAGAAACACAGTACGTTGACGCAGAAGAAGTATACGAAGTGCCTATGAATGGCATGTCAGTATACCAGACAGACAAAGCAGTAGTTGATATGCAGATTATGACGGCAAAACGTTTTCCCAGGAACTTGCAACAGGCAATTAATAAAGCCATGACGATTGCAACTATGGACAAAGAGACGGCAGCCAAATGCAACTACTCGTTATCAAAGGGCGGAAAGAATATCACAGGCCCAAGTGTTCATCTCGCACGAATCCTTGCGAGGCATTATGGAAATTTAAGGGTAGACCAGAAGGTTACCGATTTCGACAAGACGCATGTTACAGCGGAGGCAATGGCGTTTGACCTGGAGACCAACTTCGCAATCAAAACAACGATAAAGAAATCGTTGCTTACGAGAGAAGGTATCCGAGTTACAGAAGACATGGCATCCATCATAGGAAATGCCGCAGCAGCAATCGCTTTTCGTAACGCCATATTTACAGTTCTTGACGACGACATTGTGAATAAAGTTTACAACGCGGTAAAGAAGAAGATGATTGGAGACGTTTCAACTGAGGAAAAATTGAAGATGAAACAGACCGCAGTGGTTGACGGATTGATTAAGCAGTATGCAATCTACAAATTATCAGAGGAGGAAATTTGCAAGACGGTAGGAAAATCCGTTAGAACACATTTAACCATTGAGGACCTAGTAACTTTATCTGGATTTGAAGAAGCCATCAAAGTTGGTGAGCAAAGCTTCGGGTCTATATTCAGGCCAAATGGAACTGTAGCAAACGTTCAATCAAATTCAGTAACAAACGAGTCCAAAGAAAAGGAGCGCGTGCTTAAATTAATCAACAGTTCAAAGACAGTTGAGATATTGGAAAAGTACAAGGAGTTCCTCAAAGAGGAGGATTTGTTGACTGCATATAATGAGAAGTACAAAATGCTCCTCAAGAAGTAATTATTGTTAGGCTACGGCTAGTGTTTCTACACTGGCCTCTTTTTAAACACAGAATTATGGAAGAAATATTGGTACGGCTCAAAGTTTCAACAGAATTGTATGAAAATAAGGGAATGTTTATGAAGACGGTACAAGATGAATGTGTAAAGTACGGATTAGATGTAGATGAGATGTACACAATTCAAGCCGGATATGAAGGAGATGATTTTGTAATGAACAGATTAACAGTTATTGTAACACAAAGCAAAAAACATTTATGATATCTACAGTTGGTAAAAGATTTAGTTTTAATGACGGCATAGATTTTAAGAAAGAAGGTTGGGATAAATTGTTATTTAGTTGCTCCAGTTTGGGTTATATAATGTCAGACCCTCGCGGCAAAAGCAATATGCAAATGCTTATAGAAGCAAAGGAAATGTGGACAAAGAAAAAGAATGAATTTCTTGAACTTGATGATGCAGGTAAAGGTGACACATATAAAGCAAAGCAGGCATATGCGGCAATGGCGAAGTACAAAATAAAGATTGATAAGTACGAACCAGTTAAAGATATTCCTAACTTAAGCGACAAATGTAAGACGCATCTCGCTGACCTCTACACAGTGTATACTACAGGACGTACAGAGGATATCATATCGAAGTACATGGAGAAGGGCACTATGATTGAAGAAGATATCATAACTAACTACTCCATCCTTAAACAACGGTTCTTCAAAAAGAATATTGTACGGAAGTATAATGATTTTATAGAAGGAGAAATGGATTTCCAGGACGAGGACCAGGATATGATACTGGATGCTAAAGGTAACTGGACTATATTCCAATTCAATCGAGCCAGAGCCAAACCGATTAGTCCACTGTACCATTGGCAACTTGAAGGTTATATGTGGCTTTGGAATAAGTCTAAAGCCAGATTGGTTTATGGATTGGTTAATACTCCGGAGAAGTTAATCGAACTGGAGAAAAAGAAACTCATGTATAACTTCGTTGGTATAGCGGAGGAGTACGAGGAAGCATGTAAAGAATTAGAATACCTTCACAGGTACGACGATATTCCTCTATCGGAAAAAATTGCGATATTCGATGTGCAGAGGAACGAAGAGAGGGTAGCGGCAATAGAACAAAGGATAAAAGATTGTCGCTACTATCTCAACAATTTTACTAACGCAAATAAACTTTTTGAAGAAGATGAAACTGAAGATTAAAAATGGAGTTATCTATACTCCTGAAGGAAGAGCCGTTGGTGTTCTTTCTGAACATGCTGATGAAAAAATTACTGAATCTATTGAGATGGGTACTGACCTTATCGACACTGTAAGGGAGTTCATAGACCAGGTTAACTCTGGAAAACTTCGTCCTAGATCTTCAGTAAAGAAATTTGAAAACGTAATACAAAAATACGAGTAATGGATTTAGTACTAACAGTAATGCTATCAATGCTTTTTTACGATGCAGTTAAGCTGATACTTAGAACATTCTTAAGATTCTTAATTTTTCACTTCCCTAAATTTAAAAAATGGATATACGAGTAAAGGAGGTACTAACAATGAAAACTTAAAACTATGCAAACGTATCCAATTGAATCTTCGCTAATTAAAGAACTTGTCTACGATGCAATTACAAAGGAACTCACAGTACGATTTAAAAAGTACTATGTAGATGAAATTACTTATGTAGATGTACCGAAGGATAAGTTTACAGATTTTCTTTTTGCGGATTCATACGGCAGGTTCTATCTTAAATTAATTAAACCACGTTTTAAAGAAAAAACAGACGACATGGCAGAAAAAAAGGCTATAGACAAAGTAATTCAAATGAAAGTTAAGGTTAATCTCCTAAAGAAGGAGTGGTTCTTTATTGGTAAAAATGGAGACGTATATGCAGATCTAACAATCCTCTATCATGAGGAGAAAGACCAGTATGGTTGCAACGGAATGATAGTGCAGGATGTTCCTTCAAAAATTTATAAACAGGAGCCTTCAATTAAAGGGCCTATACTAGGTAACTGTGCAACCAAAGTAAAGAAAACTGAAATTGACCAAGAGGCATTACCAGGAGCAGAATCCGGTGAACTAGTTACAGACCAAGATAGCCAGGCTTTCGACGACCTTCCTTTTTAGTAGATGGGTGGTTAGTTAAGACGGCTCCCGCTGGATGCGTCCTTTACTCGGCTCGCAACTGAGAGCGGGGCTTCATTTTAAAAACTGTGCCATAGGAGGGCACTTCAAATGGAATCTATAGTAGCAAAATGTACAGTAGCGCACAGGTCAACAGTGCAGCTTGATGCACCAAACAAGGCAAGCATCGGATTAAATATCTCCGAAGAAGATGCAAAAGATTTCGAAGTAGGTAAAAGCTATGCCGTATCTTTTGAGGAAACCGAACCGGAAGATGATGAAGATGAAGTGGTTGGGCGTCCTGAAAGAGGAGACCGGCCAAAAACTATGCATGCCAGTAACACCTTGAGGCAAGGTTCTGAAAATGTTGTAGGTCAGCAAGGTGTTGAAGCTGTTCCAGGAAGAGGTTTAGCTGCTAATCCAGCAGAGCGTTTAGAACAACCAAACATTCCATCTCAACCAGGAAATCCAGCACAGCCTGGACAGAAACCTTCGATTGGAAATACGCAGGTTAATCCTCCGCGTCCGTAAGATGGCGTCTCTTGCCATCGAATTTTGGGTTAACACATAACCCATATTTTACCCTACAGGTCGTGAAACAATCATTTACGTTTGTTTCACGACCATTTTAGACACTTTATCCATCCTCAAAATTGAAAATTTATGGTTTATTACTCGTTCTATCTGGACGAACGCAGGCGTCCTGAAGACTTAAGATACAGGACAACAGAAGGATTTACCGATAGTGTAGCAAATGCTTTCGTATTTGAAAGCCAGGCAGTAGCCGAAAAAAATCTGTTCAGTTATTTTCTGGACAATGAAGATTTCCGATTTGGAAAATACCATCCGCTTCCAGGAACAGAACCATCCAAGAAAAAATCTAGAACAAAATCAAATGAAATAAAGCATTACCAGATAGTACCCGACGACTTTTCTCTCGCGTTAAATAAGGTATATCATCTGGATTGCTTAACTTTTATGTCGCAAATTCCAGGCCAGTACTACGACCATGTTATCACTTCGCCTCCATACAACGTAGGCACCAGACATAATGGTAAAGATAATGAAAGCATGTATGGTCAATATGAAGACGACATGACAGAATATGAGTATGAGCAGTGGCTGTATAATGTTATTGATGAGCTGTTGAGAACAACAAAGCAGCATATCTTTTTTAACATTCAAATGCTTGGTAGGAACAAAGAAACAATACTACGAATGCAAGGCAAATACGCGAAACAGATAAAGGATATTATAATCTGGAACAAAGCAATAGCACCGCCACACATACAGCCAGGAGTAATGAATTCTAAGTTTGAATTTATCTTCATACTTTCAAACGACTTTCCAGATAAGAAAAAGTTTACAGTTGCTAACTGGAGGCAGGGTTCGTTCTCAAATGTAATAGAAGGAATGAACGCTAGTCAGAACCAGCTATCTCACTTGAACAAAGCTACATTTCCTACTTACTTACCAAGAACTTTAATGCAAAAGTTCTGTACAAAGGGACAGTTAATCTATGACCCTTTCAACGGAACAGGAACAACTATGGAAGCGTGCGCAATTGAAGGAATGGACTTCATTGGAACGGATATAGACGATGCACAATTGCGAGCAACTATCAAACGGTATGCTAATCAAAAATCAATCCAGCAATTGCCATTTGAATGAAGACTCTTGTAAAAAGAGACTATCAAGAAAGACGCGTCAATGAAGTTCTTGATAACATAGAAGATGTTAAGACGATTGTATCACAACTCCCAACCGGAGGCGGAAAGACCGTCGAGTTCTCTCAAATCGCATTGAAGTATTATTTTAAACACAAGCGCAGTGTTGTAATTGCAGTTCACAGGATTGAATTGCTTAATCAGGCAGTTAAAACCATTACCGCAGCAGGGATTACTCCCAAGGTTGTGACGTCAAAGACCAGAACTTTCCAGTACGGTTGTATTTATGTCTGTATGGTTAAAAGCTTAACCAATAGACTTCATTTGATTGAAGATGCTGGCCTTGTTATTATTGATGAGTGCCATGTTGCAGACTTTAAACAGTTGCACGACATCTTTGACAAAGCAGTTATTGTCGGATTTACTGCCACCCCTATCTCCGCGACAAAGAAAGACCCGCTCAAGAACTACTACGAAAAAATAGTCGTAGGTCCACAAATTAATGAGTTGATAGAAGATGGGCATCTCGCGCAAAACATTACGAGGTGTCCAAAGGAAGTTGTCGACTCTACCCAATTCGAGATTGACAATCGTAAAGGTGACTTCAACGAGCGCCAAATGTCAGACGAGTACAGTAAACCTCGTTGCGTTATAAACACAGTATACAACTACAGGAAGTATTGTCGTCCAGAGAAAACTATAGTGTTTAACGTAACCAAGGAACACTCCAAGGCAGTTAACGATGCATTTCTTGATTGTGGATACAACAGTCGCCATCTTGACTCCGATGCGTCCGAGGAAGAGAGGGCAGAAATCCTTAAATGGTTTGCAGAAAATGATGATGCTATCTTAAACAATGTTATGATAGCAACGGTTGGATTTGACGAGCCAACTATTAGAAATGTAATCTTGAATTTTTCGACATTGAGTTTAGTAAAGTTCCTGCAATGTTGTGGCAGAGGTGGAAGAAAATTACCGGACAAAGATTCGTTCAACATCATAGACATGGGTGGCAACTGCATCCGCTTCGGTGATTGGAACGATGATAGAGACTGGGAAGCTTTGTTCTATGACCCTCCAATACCAGGAAACGGAGTCGCTCCAGTTAAAACGTGTCCTAACTGTGAATGTTTGGTTCATGCTTCGACAATGACTTGCAATAATCTTACACCTAAAGGAGAAATTTGCGGTTACGAATGGGAGCGAAAAGAGAAAGCAGAAGAGAAGATAATGGAGGAGATGGTGGTTATAACTAGGCACATAGACATACCTAAGCTGATAAGTAAACACAAAGCCAAGCACGACTACTATACGTTTCTTGATATGGGAATCGAGGTAGTTAGAAGTCTGTATGCGGCATTTCCAGAACCAAGTGAAGGATACATTATTAAAGCATTTGATAAATACTATAATATGTGTATCACTTGGTATAGAGACACACTCGCTGGAAAAGATGGTAACATACTTGATATTTCTGATAGTAGCTGGCATATTACAAGAGCAAAAAACCACTTCAATAACTTAATTAAAAAAATGAAACCTTAAAGAAAAGCTATGCCAAAAGTCAGTGTATTTAGAAGTGTGGCGGAGGTAAGGAATCCGATATACTTCGACTTGATTGACTACCTGGAAAGAACGAGAGATGGTGAATGGGAAGACATTGTTACTAAATGTAGATTAATTAGAGATAAAAAAGAAAGAGATGACTTCAAACGTTCCATGCCTACAACTACATTATCTGGTGAATTTGATTATAGAAGTGACTCCAGATTAATAACACATAGCGGGTACATTGCTATGGATTTAGATAATGTAGATAATCTCGACGTTGAGTACGGTAAGTTAATCAGAGATAAATTTGTATTCTCAGTATTCATGAGCACATCTGGTACTGGTTTACGAGTGTTGTTCAAAATAGAACCAGACAAACATAAAGAAGCGTTTATAGGAGTATCGCAATATCTATGGGATAAGTACAACCTTCAAGTTGATGTTAACAGTAGTGTCAGTAAGCCATATGTAGTTAGCTACGACCCTAACATCTATATTAACTATGGAGACGTTCCTACTTTCAAAAAGTATGTAAAGGAAACTGTAATTAAGCAGGTGGAATTCTTCTACACACCTGGAGATTTCGAAGAGATATTAAACCAGATAACAGGAAGAAGAATAAATCTATGTGAAGATTATAACGATTGGGTAAGATGTGGATTCTCTATAGCTTCACATTTTGGGGAAAACGGAAGACAATTCTTCCACAAGATAAGTGAAATATCAGAGAAGTATAAAGTAAGTAGATGCAACAAGCAGTATGATTATTGCTTGAGGAATAAGTCCGCCAATCCAGTAAATATATCTACATTTTACTTCTTATGTAAACAGGCAGGAGTTAATATTTATTCCGAGCAAACTAAATCCATAATAAGAACAACTCGGAACGGAAAGAAAGCAGGATTATCAAAGGCACAGATAGTAAACAATCTGTCGAAGTTCCAAGGGATAAACAACACAGAAAAGATAGTTGATACTGTATTTGAATCGCAGGTAAATGAAGAAGAAGATGAAGATTCGGTAATCAATTTGCTTGAAATGTTTATCAGCCACAGCTACTCATTGAAGATGAATGAAGTTACTGGTTACATAGAGGATGGAGGAGAAGCTTTAACGCCTAGCGATTTGAATACAATCTTCATATCCGCAAAGAAAATAGTTCCGAAGTTGGATTACCAGCTTATGATACGTCTGCTTAAATCAGACTTTGTTCCGAAGTTTAATCCACTATTCGAGTTCTTTGGCAGCGATGGCATACCGATTATACTTCCGCCAATGCCGGATGAACCAAAGCCAGTACACTCTCCTCTCATTTTCCAATTGGCTAAGACAATAATTAATGACGACCCTGCGTTCACTCTGCACTTCGTCCGTAAATGGTTGGTTGGAATAGTATCTGCTGCACACAAAGTCCATTCACCATTGCTGCTGGCATTGTTAGGGCCGCAGAACACAGGCAAAACGGAATGGTTCAGAAGATTGTTTCCAAAGGAACTTCAACACTATTATGCTGAATCAAAATTGGACAAGGAGAAAGATGACGAGCTGTTAATGACAGAGAATTTACTTATTGTGGATGATGAGTTGGGAGGAAAGAGTAAGCAGGATAATAACAAATTGAAGAACATAACATCGAAGCAATGGTTCTCACTTAGGCGGCCGTATGGAGACCACAATGAGAAAATATTGCGATTAGCAGTTCTTGGTGGTACGTCCAATACTCTGGAGATAATGTCAGACCCGACAGGCAATAGAAGAATCATTCCTATTATAGTGAATGATATAGATAAGCATCTATACAATTCCATAGACAAAAAGGAATTGATGCTTGAAGCATTCAGACTGTACAAAGAAGGATTTGACTGGCGAATAATGTCAGATGACATACGATATCTTAACAAGGACAGAGAAAACTTTGAAATGATAGTAAAGGAGGGAGAGCTCCTGTCAAAGTATTTTATGTCCGGAGAAGGAATATGGCTATCCACAACTGAAATTATTGTGGAAATAGAAAATCTTACTCATCAGAAGTTGAGCACGTCTGCTATGGGAAGGGAACTTGATAAGCAAGGATTTGTAAAGAAATCAATGCGGATAAATTCCTTCCAGGTTACTAAAAAATGGGCGGTTGTACGGCAAAATAGACCGCAGTTACAAAAACCAAATGAAGAACAACCAGAAGATTTACCATTTTAAAAAATAAAAAACTATGAAAACAGAAGATGAAGCAAGTATAGCCGCTTGCAAAATTCTAAGAGAGCATTTCATTGGATTAGACCATCCAAATATTGAAGCATATGATGATGACTATGTCATTAGAAACTATCCTTTTGAATGGTCATTATTTATGGATGGATGGAAGTTTAATAATTGAAAAAATGTCACTAGAATCAATAGTAGCCAGAGTTAATATCTGGGACGAACGAAACAAGACAAAGAAGTTTACATTCTGTTGCCAACCGGAGTTGGCTCGTGATGTAAAGGCGGCTCTGGTTACTAGATTCGATGTGAAGTATAAATATGAAGGTTCTTGTCTGTGCAATATGTTAGCGCAATTCACAATCTGGCGGCGGTAGTATCGTTAAATTAATTTTAACATTTCGTTAACAATTTTAACATAATGTTAACATTATATGTCACATATATGTAGTATATTGTGTTATATTCGAAATCCGCTCTCTACCGCAGCATCTGCACTGGGAGTACAAAAATCACCACTATGGAAGAAAAGATAGAAGACATGATGTTCTCCGTTGATGACGCAGAACCTTGCACATTAGCAGATTTTATGTATGCCAATCAAGAAGACTGGGATACGGTATTATCGTTTTTAGATCAATTACCAACTATGAAAGTTGGAGATGAATTCATCTGTGGCCCTCATTCTTCACCTGTAATTCGCACAAAATGACAAACGAATTAAAAGCTCGCTTAATCAAAGACGCATTGCGCGAAGAGAAGCGTTGTATGCTTCACTTCAAATCGACAACCAAAGCACCTATGTTTGGTTTCCCAGTACATGATGAAGCAATGTTTGCTAAGGGATTTGTTCGTTTCGTGCCGGAGGGGAAGATAATGATTCTTCGCCGTGGAGCGAATCTTGACATGGTATCAAAATTAATAACTCTCGACTCTGTGTTCGTGGTCAAAATCGTTGACCGCTGCGTAGACGACATTGAATTAGACTATGAAAAACAGAGAAGAAATTCTAGCAACGCGTAGGAGCAAACAGTTCAAAGCGGAATGTATCCGTATAATTGAAGTCTACGACGAAAATTATCTAAAAAGCGAAGTTCGCAGATTGACCAAAAATATAGCAATTTATAAAGCTAGGATATTTGAAGGCAATACTGCAAACAACGAAATAAAGGACGAGATAAAGTATCTGTCCAAATTTAAGCGCAATATTAACTTCATCTTAAAAAATCCAAAGAAATGAACTACAGAACTTACAACATTGACGCGGCTATTAATCTCCGTAATAAAACATGGATACAGGCAGGTTACCAAAAATTTTGTTCTCGTCAAGAGCAATACAAAGTAATATCTTTTAAAGACAGTGTTAAGTTTACAAATCTTGATGCATATGAAGATATTCCAGATTGCTGGATTGCCGTAACAGACTTTAAGCAAGGAAGTGTACCAACTCGCAAGTATTACACCAAAGAAATATGGAAACAAGCATGGAGCGCATATCGTGCTATCGGAAAATAAATTCTAATATCTATAAAAAATCACAGAAATGGGACAGACAATGTATAATGGTCAGTTAGTTCAGACAGAAGATTGCACTCCAACATGGGAGGCAGCACTTCCAATTTATTTGACAGCATACGAGAACGGAAATCGTGTAGCTTTATCGGAATTGACCAGAATGGCAAAATCTCTTGACGAAAAGAACGAACACGTTAAAGAACTTTGCGCAAAGATTAACGAACTGAACGAGACTATTGAAATCATGGACGACGAGAAAAACATTCTCGCATCAAAAACTTACGACTTGGAAAAGCAACTGGAAAAATTGACTCAAGAAAACGAAAGCTATAAGAAAGTTAATAAAGTAATGATAGATCTTTGCAACAAACATGGTATTGAGGCAATTTCTTACCAACAAATGATTAAGAACCTGGACGCTCGACTTGACAATCTCGAAACCGAACTTGAACTATTAAAAAATGCGCAAGAATAAAAAACAGCATGCGGAACTTCCTTCTCTCTTTGGGGATAATGAATCTGTTGTTGGTTCCACAAAGAATTTAAACGAAGTTGCAAAACTAAAAGCCAAGACAATTCTTGATGTGTCTAAATTGGGTTTAGTTGCTAGCGACTTCGGTGAATATATTGAGAAAGGAAGAGGAAATACGCTCTCATGGAAACCTTCAACTTACAATCAAGTTGAAGTAGTTGTAATGGAATCTAAGGAAATAAAAGTCGAGCACGAAAAGGACGAGCGCGACGATTTTGATAAAAAGAAAAACTGGTTTAAAAAATGAAACAAGAGAGGTCTATTTTCAGCGAAGAACAACGGTTAGCAGTCTATGAAAAAGCTTTGGACATTCACTTCCAAAGAACAACAATGTATTTTAGTTTATGTTCCTGCATGAAGAAAGCAATTGGTACTTTATTTCCGGAGCATTACGATGATGTATTTACTGCGGAAGATTTCCACGAATTCATCACGAACTTTCCAGAGTTTTTATCTTTAAGGGGAGATGAAACCGAGCCCGGAGATTACTGGTTCGACCCTTTCGATTTTGAAGTTAGAGTTTTAGCAATGTCTTACATTATTAACCAATTAAAACCGGCAGATGAGACAGTTGACGCCTAAAGAACGTTTTGACCTATATAGCTGGTTGGACGACCAGTATTACTATGACCCTAAGCCAGGAGGAATGTGCTATCACATAAGATGGTATCTTGGTCATGAAGGATTTGGAGCAACACAAGAAGAAATAGATGACATGGAAGAAGATGAAATTTTTAGGTATTTGCCAGAATTGTTTGAACAGAAACCTCCTTTATCAGAAAGGAAAGGATTTCTTTTCTGGTATCCGTCTGAAGACATAAAATCTCGTCGATTTATAATCCAAAAAGCAAGAACAAGATGCTTAAAAATAGTACAGGAAGCTTCGATATCGAAATAGTAGATGGCAACTATGTCCTCAAAATTAAAAATGGGACAGTTTATGCTCAGTTCACTCTAGATATGTCAAGGAAAGATATACCTATCATTGTTAAATCGCAAGTATCCCTCTTTCAGAGGGTGCTTGCAAAATGGACAAAAAATGAGAAAGAGACTGATGGTCTTGGAAAAGTTTAAGATGTTCTATGACGAGGAGTTCGAATGCTATTTCTCGGAATACTTCCCAAATATGTGCATATATTCTTTTGAAGATATGTTCAACGTAGTAAACCCATGCGGAGAAATCCACGTTGATTTAAGATTCTTTGAAATGAAATCTGTACGAGCAGCGCAACTAATAATCGAAGATATTGTATATGCAAAGCACCCTCAACATCTTCATTTTTCTTCACCAATGTTTAATAATTAATCTATGGACTTAAACAAATTTGAACAAGCAGTAGTTTATCGAGAAAATCTTAAGGATTTAAAAAAACAGTTAGAGCAATGGAAAGTATGTGATTCTCTTTTTGAACCAAGAATTAAAGCCAAGGAAGGAGGATATCTTTATCCATGCTGGATTTTGCAAGAAGAATTTGTTTTACTTAAAAATACAGTTATCAATCGTCTTGAAAGAGACTTAAAATACCTGGAAGACCAGTTCAACAGCTTATGAAAATATTAACTTTTCTAATTAAGTTAGAGATGGTATTAATATCTTTAATACTATTGGTTAATATATTTCTAAACGAAACTGTTCTATACCAGATTTTAATATGCTTGATAATTGTATTTGTCTTCACTCTTTTATTCATACTAGAATACTACAAAAATGAAAATTGAAACCGCGCTATTTATCTCGGAAAGCGAGCCTTGCAAGGAATTTTACCAGCATTACTCCATAGACAACGGAACTTTTACAACAAGATATGAAGTTCCTGTTCTTAATCCAGTGGCTAAATTTAATCTTAAGCCTAAAACTGGAAAAACAGTTCCACAAATTAGTTGCTTTATTACTAACGGAGAGAAAACAAAAATGCCATTTTAACTATGAGCCCAATTGAACAGATGGAAATTACCATCAAGAATGCAGGATTGCAATTTTTCGGAGAAGAAGTTCCGGATGAAGATATTACGGTACTTGATATGGCAGAAATTGGTTCGATATTTGTCAGGAAGAGCACAAAACAAAGCTTCCTGTTTGTGACTCATCCTAAAATGGTTGAAGGAGAACTCCAAGTAAGGTCATGCGTGATACGGTTATAAAGACTTGGTGGCACGTTATTATCTATCCAAAAGATGGAATAGGAGAAGCTGAATGTTTTGGCTTCTCCTCCATTGATGGAGTAATAATGAATGCTCCGATGCCGATTCTCGGGTTCCGCAAAAAGGAATTGTCTTATAGACATTTCAAACAATGGCTCCTTGAAAGAAAAGCAAAAGTTTATAAATGTGCTGAAGAAATAATCTATTTAAAATGAGTCTACCAAACGGAATAAACCCGAATAGTCTTAGACCTCTGCTGGCATATAGTGACAGGTATGAAATATCTATCCAGTTTTGGCCAGACCAAATTGCTGTGTATATCGCAAAGGATGGAGTAGAATTAACAAGCTATGGCGGCTCGTTTAGCTTTGCAATTAAAAGCGCAACCGATTACTTGAACAGAATAAATAAAAAGCAATGAAAGCAATCTTTATTGACTCGGAAAAAGAAACCGTCTCAGAAGTAGAAGTTGATGGCCTAGAGTCATGGTACAAACTACTTAAATGCGAGTTAGTTGAAGCAGTTTTATTAAACTCCTATGGCGACTCAATAGTAGTAGATGAAGAAGGAATGTTAAAGAAACCGACAATCTTCTTCAAATTCGGAGAAACACCATTCGCAGGCAGTGGATTAATCATTAGAGTAAATGACCAAGGAGATTCAATTGAACCATTTATCACATTAGAACAAGTAAAAGCAAACGTCACATTCTTTAAACAAAAATAAAATGAAAGAAAAAGCCGACCACGTTGTGTCTATTACAGACAAAGAGCAATTGAGAGTAATAACCGTACTTAACAAAGAAATTGCTGAAAGAAAGGTATTAATTGAGAAATTGATGCCAAAGTTCGAAGACAAAAAGTTGCAATTGTCATTAGCACAGAATGAGTTTGACGATGTGAACAAAGAGATTCAGTCGATTAAAGATGATATAGAATCTGACATTCGCATCATTCGTGCTATTAGACATTTCCAAGATTCGGATGCGGATAAACAACTCCGAGTTGTAGGGGTGGAGAAGAAACCTTCTAAAACAGGATTTAAATCTCCAAAACAGGTAAACTGGTTAGTAGAAGCGGCTGAAGTTTTAACTCGCATGGGACGATTTATTTCCTTTGAGGAACTCTGGTATCAGATGGGAGAAAAAGCTGAATTGGTTGAAGCAGTTAATAAAACTGGAAGGCAATGGAAAGGAGCAAAGAAGCTTACTCAAACAAATCTGTTAATCCATGCTTCCAGGAAGTTCACCACGAACCGGACACAGTACTTTATCACAGTCAATGACAAATTTGGCCTTCCAGAGTGGTTGGATGCTAAAGGAGTCGTATTACCTCAGTTCCTCAAAGAATTAATGTTCAAATGAATAACCACATAGACCATCTGTTGGTAGAGATAGCCAGGAGAGGCCGAACGTACAGAGAAGCTTTAGATAAGCATATAGCACATTACTCCAAACTTATTATTGGAAGAAGATTATATGCTGATGAAATTATGACAGTTGATACTCCAGGAATTGGCAGACATTTTTATGAAGCGGAAACAAAGAAATGTTTCATGTTTGAAGCAGAACCGGAGTTGGAACCGGATGGAGTTTTAATGAAAGTAACCTCAGTAAATTATTTTGAAGATGAGAAGTAACGAACCATCCCTCCTCCACTGGACAGCAGAAGATTGGTGGAGATATTTTAATGAGAATAAAGATCTTTATCATCATTTGGAAATGATCCTCAAAAGATATGATTTCATTAAAACTGCCGCTCGAACAAAAGAGCATGACACACTCGTTGCCGAGATATTAGACACGCTTGGGAAACAAATTACAGCTACATTAGCTAAAATTCAAACAGAAAACTTATTTAAACATGAATAGAATAGATGAAATAGCAGAAGAGTATTTAAAAACTCTGGAAAAGGAGTTAAGAACAGCATCAAGGCAAAAATACGGCGTTGAGCTTGAGGCAAAGGAGATTCAATTAAGCAAGGCTCCAGGAATCGGCAATTTTTATTTCCACAAAGAGAAAAAGGATTGCTTCTTCTTTGAGCATGAAATAACAATATCTAGTAAAGGATTAGAATTTTTAGGATGCATAGTAAAATTATAAACAAGTACAACCTAGAATTAACTGACATGCCAGGAGAAAACCCCGTCTATTACAACGGGGAATTCTTTTTTGAAGTATATCCTAACGGTTATGTAAAGATATTTAATGACGGAAGAGAAATTCATACCAGCATGTTTGTATTAGAAGAATTTAGTGTAGAATTTATAAA